CTCTGAGCCGGATGTATAGGCAAGCCGGAAATTGCAGATGACGATATTGCCGATCTTGATCAGGCCGCACGCACCCGTAGCTGTGACGGATTCGTTCTTCGTACCATTCGCTGTTTTGGCGGTAAGCCCCTGCAAAAGCAATCCGAGCATGGACTTGAGGGACATCATGCCGCCGCTTACGACTTCAGACTGCTTTTGGACATTTGCGAGCGCTGTATAAAGGGCCTCGTCCTGCTTTAGCTGGTACTCCGCGTCCCCGTCCCAGGTAAGGGCATAGGCATTGGAGCGGTTATTGTCCGATGTGCCGTTACCCACAATGTCCGCATAAGCGCCGCCGTAAGGAGTGATATTGCCGTCATCCTCGACGTTGTATCTTCCACGGACGGACTGTGCAACCCCGTTGGCTACAGTGTAATGCCCCATCGTAGTGGAGTGAGCACCATTCGCCGCAGTCCCGTATCCCATCGCCGTGGAATAAGCCCCGTCTGCTGAATTGTTGTTTTCTGTGCTGATAACGACTGCCCCGGCGCCCTCTCCCGGTCCGACCAGCTTCTCAAGCACTGCGCCGTCATCCGCGGAGTATGCCGCCCCGCTCGACTGGATAGCCGCGTCCAGCTCCACGTTGGAGTAGCCGAAATACAGATCGTACACAATCTGGTAGATCTGTCCTTCGATGGTCTCCGCTATGTCGACGCACGGCATGTAATCAGGCTCGTCAATCACTGCAATGGCGGCAAGCGCCTCCGAGCCGCCTGACGGACGGGCATAAATACCGATTTCCGTGACATTGTAGCCGTTAGCAACAAGCACGGTTCCGGTCGCCACGTTGTAATTTGTCGCAATCGACGAGACCTTGTAAAGATTATTTGACGTATTTACCTTTTTGACCGACGAGACGGGGTAATTGTTTTTTGGAGTCCTGAGCGCAGTCATTACCCTCAGGGCGCTTTCCGTCTTCTGCTCCGCGGTATACGTCCCGCATCCGAGCATGATCTTGGTAAATGTAAAGGGGTCGCTTTTTACCGTATTGCCGGAGACATTGACACCCCTCATAATTTCCCGTCCGGCGTCGGTGATCACGCAAAATGGTGTGTTCATTCAAGTACCTCCGTGTCAAAGATAAAAGCATGGCGCTTAACCGCCTGTATACCGTGGAAACTGTGCAGATGATACTCCGCATCCCTGCTGACACCCACAACGGCAAGCGTTGACCTGATGTTTTTTGCATTTTTTAAAATATCGTTGAACAGATTGATGCTCTCAGGATTTAAGCGGTCACGCGCCGATACCATGAACGTGTATGGAGCGCCGTTGTATTCGTACCACTCTGAGATAACCGCATCCTCGCCGTACACCTTTTTTACAAGGTCGCTGACAGCTCCGGCCGTGCCTGCCCGCTGATGCCACAGGAGCGTGTTTTTGACCAGCTCACGCTTTTTCTCGACCGGGAAGCTCGTATCGTAATACTGTGTCCTCAGCTCCGCGGCGAGCAGGTCGAGGGCACTCCCGTCGAGATAATCCACGCCGCAGTAGACCATAGCCTTCTCGGCATTGTTTATAAGCATATACACGCCGAGCTTGATCGCATGGCTGAGCGCCTGCACTTCCGGATCTGCACGGTAATTCGGCCCGAGGAGGTCAAGAACTTCTCCGTAAAGATTAGTCATTCTCAAGCCCTCCGTATGTCAGATTCGTCGCCGCGCACACTCCGACGCTTGTGGAAGGGATCACGGTACTCACCGGAGCGGTCACGACTACGCGCTTGGCTCCTGCCTGCATGATCCTGGATACAAGCTCATTGGGATTGATGTCTCTGCCGATCGCGCCGCCCTGCCATGCCTTGTACTCTTCCACGGCGGTCTCCACAGCGGTTCTGATGCCCGCTTCCATGGACTGGTTCTTACTGCTGATATAGTACGTTGCCGCGATGGTATAACTCACAGAGTCCGGGGCGCTGACCTGTACATAGTCCGTAAGGGGACGCCTCTCATCCGCGGACAGGTAATCACTCAGCTTTGCGATGGCATCCGTATCGGGGAGCGACCCGTCAGCCATCAAAAAGCGGACATCCACGACACCCGCGGACGGACTGCTAACCCTTACGTCACCGACCTCTGTCCCGCTGCTCTTTGCGTGATAGATGTACGCCGCCTCGGAGCCTGCCACGGAATACCCTGCTGGCGCAAGGTAGATCCTCTCCGCAAGGCTTTCATCCGACTCGGCATCCATCCCGCCTGCGCTCTGTGTGGTGTTGACCACATCCGCGATAAACGGCACAGGGTCAGTCATGATGCACAACTCGCCCGGGGCAAAATTGTTTCCTTTTTCGCCCGCTTCCGTGCAAGTCATTTTCACGGTGGCATCCGTATTGCCTGCAGGAATAACGACGTCACTGAGGGTTTCGAAAAAGACTTCCCAGTCGCCCGTGATGCGCGTACCTGCGGGGATCGCCGTGTCCTGCTCCCTGGCTTCCTCAAGGCTCCACCGGACCATAGCTGTGGCTTTCTGCGGCTCCATCTCAGTCACGCCCTTGAACGCTGCCAGATGCCTCAGATACGGACCATAGGCGTATTTTAAGAAATTCATCTTGCCGGCTTTGTCCACATGGAGAAGTCCCTGATACAGGTACTGGGCGACCGCAAGCAGGATGATCCTGTTGGGGTCTGCCTTGCTCAGCGTGATGGGCTTTCCGGTGATCTCCTGATAGCGCTCACAGAAGTCTGTGATCATGGCGCTCTGCAAATCTTCAAGACTTATGTCGTCGCCGAAAGTCACATCCGGCAGACTGTAAATTGTTTCTAAAGTGTCATTCATAACTGCCCCTCCTCGGCCCGATGCGGATCACTGCGACCAGTCTGCCGTTGTTGTCAGTGGTACACTGCGCCCCCATAAAACGCGCTCTCGGCTCATAGATCTCCATCTTCTCAGCCAGCTCCAGGGCGAGGAGGTTTGCGGCCTGCGGGGCGGGAAGGCTGACAAAATCCTGATCAAGCCCGTAGGAGCGGTCGCCGGCGCAAGTGCCTGCAGGAGTCGATATAAGCGCGTATAGATTGCGGCTGATCTCTGTGACTTCTGACGAGTCCATGTAGTCAAAGCCGATTAAATTGATTTTCATCTGCATTTATCTGTACTCCTGAAATGTGATTTCCATCGTCGCCCTGACCAGCTCACCCCTGTTCCAGACCTCATTCCATGTGTCCGATGTCTGTGTGATCACGAGTTTGTTTGCGGTGATGTTCTCGCCGTTGATGACAAGATGGTCCGCTTTCCCTGCATCCCTGTAGGCGATAATGCTGTCGATGGTCTTACGCGGTTTTACCCCGTGCCGGGCATCGAGTACGATGGTCAAAGAGATGTTTTCGTCGCCCGGCCCAAGGAACTGCATAAAAGGTTTCGAGCCGACCATTTCGTGCTTTTTCCATCTGGCCTCTCCGTCCCGTTTCAGCTCCGTAAAAGTGAAGATCTTATTACCGGAGACAGAAAAAGAGATCTCCTTGCCGAAATTGGCAAAAGGCGAAATAGTCTTCGCTTTCTTCTTGTTTTTGGCTTTTGTTGTGGTCGTTGCGTTTTTCTTGTTTGCCACGGTGCTGGCGTTAGTCGTCGGACTTACCGTCTTACCACTCGGGCTTTTGACTTTGGTCGCCATCATGCACCTCCTATGTCAGCGTCTGTAATGAGCTTTATATCCTTCGCCCTGATGGTGAGCGTGCCGGTCTCGGGGTCGTGGTGGATATATGCCGCGCCCTCTTCGTGGCTCAGCTCCTTGTGGTATACATCCTTTCCATAGACCGGAGGCGTGCTGGCATCATCCCAGAACGGGCCGAGGGCGACACCGACTTCAGAGTCGTCGGACAGATGCAGGACAAGAATCCTCTGCTCCACTTTTGGCATATGGTACTCGCCGCCCATCTGCAGGTACGGCATCATCTTGGTCACTGACTCGTCCCTGTCCATGTAGGCGACTGCGATCATGCCGTGCTCGTAGTCGATTCTGGACACGCGCCCGATTCTGATATTCTCCATGGGGTCTGCCTCCTAAAACCTGACTCTGTGCATCTCGAGGGCGATAGTGTACCCGTCGGAAGCCCCGATCGTGTGCGTCGCCTTGTCGATAAACCACTTGCCGGACATGAACTCCGCATTAGTAAGGTTGATGCTTGTTGCCGCCCACAAGGGTCGCCCCGCCGCTGCTACTGTGATTTTCAGCGTCTCGGACTTGCGGTTTTCTTCCCTGACTTTTGCCCAGACTCGCGTGTAGGCATCTCCGTAGTTGTCGGCTTTCTCGTTGACGATCAGCATCCTGTCCCACGTTCCGATAGTCAGGGCTTTGTCTTTCGTCTCCTTGCCGACCTTGACGGTGTACTTGATCCGCGCGCCGGTATATGTGCCGGTCAGAGTAGAGTTATATTCGCCGCTCAGCACTTCCGAGTAGTCGATGGTGGAGACGGCATCTTTCAGCTCAAACTCCCTGATTTTGTAGATAACGACTCTGCCGTTGTAGACCTTCATGTACAGGCCGTATTTCTTACAGAGCGAATCCAGAAAACTGCAGTCGTCGGCATCGGACTGCTCGGCTTTGGAAATTTTGATGTTCCCGCCGAAATACCGAAGTTCCATCCCGTACCTTGAGGCGATCCTCTTCGAGATCTCCTGAATCGTGATCTTCTCCCACGTCTTGGTTCTGGGAGTGGAGCGGAATGAGTGATTCTCCGGAACGCTCACGCCGTTGATCACTGCGGTTGCGTTATCGGGAAAATTAAAGATCCTGTCGTCGCAGCAGAACCGCCCCAGGGAGATTGTGTTGCGGACTCCCTCTGTCACCCAGTTGTCCACGATGATGCTTGCAAAAAGCGTGTCGCCCTTGGATGGGATCCATTTGGATGCCCAGACCAGTCCGATATTGGTCAGCGTCACGCTCATGGAGTCCGACTCGCTGCAGGCCACATCAGTAAAAGAAAAGCTCTCGATGTGCTTGTCTATGTCCGCCGAGGCGATGGCGGCCGCAGCGTTTTTCGGACGATAGGAAATCGACGCCCGTGCAGAGCGCGGTCCTCCGTCAATTTTTTCGATTGTGATCGTTCCGGCCATGCCGCGGCCTCCTTACAAAAATGGATCTGTTTCTTCTTCGATTTCCGAGTCATCCGCGACCCATGGCGGGGCGTCCCCGCTCTGGTCACGGACAATCTCAGGTGTGTACACGACCGTGCCCGCTGAAAAAATCAGGGTGTCAAGCAGGTCGTAGTTGGATTTCATGAGGACATCGGCATAGACTTCACTGCCGTATACCTCAAGGGCGATCTCGTCCCATGTCTCGCCCTGTTTTGTTGTGTAATACGTGCTTGCCATGCCTTAGAACCTCGTACGTCTCTTGTCTTTCTCATAGCGTTCCATGAAGCGCTTGAACTCTTCGAATGTCGTCCTGCCGGCTGCCTCTGCGTCCTGTCTGGTGGCGTTTCCGTACAGGTTGTAAGTCGGTGAGAAATAGATCGTCTCGCCGTCAGGGCCTGCTCCGACCGGTGCGGGAGTGGGACTCATGCGCCTGCCTGCGCTCTCAAATCTCTGCAGGAGCTGTTCCACGACGCTTCCGTTGTCGCGGCTTAAGATGCTCTTTAAGATGGTCGACATCTTATCCCACAGTGTGTCGAGCGGAAGAATGGCCTCTGCGCCGCTCTCTCCGACTACGTGATTGCCGCCCTGTGCGTCTTTAAGCAGTGTCGCCTTGTCGAAAATACCGCCGAGTGCGTGATAGCTGACCGAAAACGTCGGGTAGCTG